TCAGAGGGGCGTGGGGGTGGCGGTCGCGGCCGGGCAAAGGGCGCGGATCCGGGCAGCCATGGCCTCGGGGACCGAGGTGAGGGCGCCGGTGTTCTTCCTGCCGACGAAGAGCATGGGGCCCTGTGTGATTGCGGCGAGGTCCCCGTTCAGCAGCGAGCCGAGGACGCGGGCGGCGACGGTGTTCAGCGGCTGCTTGTCGAACTCGTCGTTGACGAGTGCGGTGGTGGCCGGACCGTAGGTGGTGTGCACGTTGCGGATGACCTCGAAGCGGCCGCCAAGTGCGTCGTGGACCTGTGTGTACTGCCGGTGTTCGTCGGCGTCGAGGTGCAGGTCGGTGAGGGTGCCGGTGGCGTCGATGAGCAGAGCGCGGATGGTGGCGGACACGGGGGTTCCTGTCGTTCGGTGTGAAGGTTCTTCCCTCACCTCTTGTGCTTATTCTACTAACGTCGGGAGGGGGGTCAAGCTCGTTCTCCCAGGTCAGGTGGGGTGCGGGAGTTAAGCGGCCGCCGTCATGACCCGGTCCAACATGTCCTGCGCGTGACGGACCGCGGCGGTCATCCGCGCCTGCCCGAGCATCCTGTTGCGGTGCTCGATCACGGAGCGGGCGTGCGCCTTCGCATCCTCGACGGCCCTCGGGTTCGCCAGCGAGTTGTCGCAGGCGACCGTGACGTGCGGCCCCAGCCCCCACGTCAGTGCATTCACCGCTCCGCAGGCTGCGGCTATCGGGTCGATGTCGACCATCGACCACTCGTGGTCGGCCGGATCCCGGCCGTTGCGGCGCAACAACTGGGCTGCCGAACGCAGCATCCCGCCGCTGCCGCCCGCCGGATCGTGAATGTGCTGGCGCCGCTTGAGGGTCAGGTGGCCGCTAAGCAGGTCGGAAGCGAGGTCGGCCACCGTCACCTCCGCGATCGAGTCCGTGAGTACCGGCGGCGTGTGGTACTCGCCGAGACCCTTTCCTGCGCCCCGTGACCGCAGCGTGGTCAGCGTCGGCGAGAGAACGTCCGCCTGGGCGCGCAGGTAGGGGTCCGCGTGGCCGGTGATGTCGAACAGGCCCCGATCGAGGATGGTCTTCGTGACCGCGCGCACGACGTACATGCGGTGCTTGTCCGGCTCCTCGTCGTTGAGCCACTCGTGTAGGACGCGGGCGCGGTCGATGAGGTCAGGTCGGTGAACCCACTGCACCGACCAGATGTCTCGGTACATGTCGATCAGTCGGCGGGCGTCCTGGCTGAGGATCTGCGCCTTCAGGTCCGGGCCTGCGGGGTCCTTCTGGCGGATGAAGCAGAGGGCGGCGACGAGGCCGATCGGCACTTCGATGTGCGGCCCGCCGTGCTGCCTGTTCCAGGTGCTGGCGACGGCTTCACCGAGCGCGAAGGCGCGGTCGGAGGCGTCCTTCATCAGCCCCCTGGCCGGGAGCTGCCGGACGGTGGACGGGGCGTGCGTCGACGGTGTGCCGGACGCGGTGAGGGTGGCTGGCGCGGGTGCCGGTATGGGCGGGAGGGTGGGGGTCTCGTCGGGCTGGAAGGCGGCGAACAAGTCGAGCTGCTCGGTCATGTGAGGTCTTTCCGTGCGGAGGGTGTCGGTATGTGAAGGCCCGCCCCCGGACGGGGGCGGGCCGTGGTGGGTGTCTCTCCCTCAATCTCTAATATTATTCTACTAACATCGGGGGAGAGGGCAACTCCGTTTCCCCAGCTCAAATGGGGTGGTCAGCCCTGGTCGATCCATGCCATGCCGTACGGTGTCTGCCACACCCACGACATGCCGCCCCGGTTGATGCTGTCCCGGACCAGGATCCAGTCGACGCGACCGAAGCGGTCCGTGTGCGGCTCGACCGCCCAGCGCATCATCTCCTCAGGGAGGGCGGTGACGATGTCGGCGAGCGACTCGCCGAACCCGACGATCCGCTCGCGGAGTCGACGGTGGAGATCGCCGACCTCGATCCGCCACGACTCATCCCGCAGCCGTCCCCCGCGCTCGACGGCGAGTGGCCAGCCGTGCTCGGTGATCGCACCGCTCTTCTGCAGGGCGACCCAGGCCACGGCCCGCTCCTGGGAGCGGAGGGCGGGCAGGAGCGTCAGCTCGACCAGGTTGAAGGCGCGCCACCGCTCCCGACTCGCCGCCTCCTCGGCGTGCCTGTCCTGGGCCATCGCACATGCCGCGTTCCCGGTGCGGGCCAGCCGTCCTGAAATCAGGTACTCCACATTCCCGCTGGTGTGGTCGGGGTCCTGGAACCGGGCTCTCCACAGGCCGCGCATGATGATGCTCCGTCTCTCCTGAATCGGTGGGTAGGGGAGTCGAGTTGGGCAAAGAGTGCGGACTGGGCGCGGTTCGTGTCCCGCCAGACTCCGTACGACCCGTCGGGCTGGGCAGGGTCAGACCAGGGCACGGGTGGCCACGATCAGGGAGGCGAGCGCGGACAGCAGAGGCGCTAGGCCGTGCCCGCAGGCAGCCGAGATACAGTCGGCAACCGCGTTGATCAAGTGCGCCAGCCCCCGAATGCTGGCTTCGTCGTCCAGGTCGCCCCACTCGTCCTCGGCCAGCTCGTACACGCGGTGCACGAGCACGGCCAGCTCGGTAAGGGAGGCGATCTGGTCGGGGACCCTCACGCCGAGCGCCCCGCCGGTCCAGGTGGCGAGCTGCACCCGGATGGTGTCGACGAGGGCGGCCTCGGTGATGGTGTTGTTGGGCACGGGAAACTCTTCATTCTGTCGTGGTCGTGACCGGTCACGGCGTGGGCCGGGCGTTGTGCTTCAGCCCGACGCCGGTGGCCTGATGGGCAAAGTCCGCGGGGCGGCGCTACTGGCCGTTGGCGGCGAGGTACTCGGCGAACGCTTTCTGGAAGCCGTTTGCGCCGCGTCCTCGGCCGGCGATGCGGGGCGCGTCGGTCTCGTCCCACAGGCGCCAGATGTCACCGTCGAGAGCTGGCGACCACGTCAGCCGCAGCATGCCTCCACGGCTATTGATGCGGGTCCACATGCCGCGATGGGCGCGTTTGAACGCCATCCCGTCCGGTGCGGTGAACTCCGGCTCGGGGCCGAACCGGCGCTGTACGTAGGCGAGATAGGCGTCCGTGGGGACGATTGCCACGCGCGTCGTATCCGGACGAGTGGGGTGTGGGGTGCCCGTGCGGGCGTATGGGGCCCACTTGGCGCCGGGCGCGTAGTTGAAGCCGCGCAGCGCCAGCACCTTGCTGGCTGCGTCCAGCACTCCATCGGTCATGGCCCCGTGCACGGGGCACATCTCGATGCTCAGCCGTATCACGTCCCTGTGGGAAGCGACGCGGTGCTCCTTGCTGAGCAGGCGGAGTACGGTGCCGCCGAGATAGGGCGAGGTGTAGATCTCGGCGGCTGCGGGGCGCGAGCCGAACTCGCCTCGACGAGCGTGGTCCAGGCGTTGAGCTTCGGTCAGCTTCACAGTGAAATTGCCGGGTTCCTCTTCGGTGCTGCTCACGTGCGGGTGCCCTTTCGAGGTGCGGGGGTTCGGCCGGCGCGGGGTGCGTCCGGCCTCCGAGTGCCCTGCGGCCCGGCTCGAACGGGCGGCCTGCCTGGAGATTCAGGGCGGGGCGGTCGGGCTAGTCGAAGCTGAGAAGTTCGCGAAGGAGCTCCACGCCGGTTGGCTCCGGCGCGCTGTGCTCTGGGGCGCCGTCCCGCGCGGTGGGGGTCATGCGGGCACGAGGGGGTCGGGGCTGGGGCTCGGGCGCTGCCGTCTGCTTCTCGGCGCGTTCTCGTACGGCGGAGGTGCGGGTCGTCCTGGCGATCTCGGCTGACTCTGCGGCCGCTCCGGCGTCGGGAACTACTACCTCCTTGGCCGCAGAACCGGCCTCGGCGTCCCAAGTAGGCAGCGGAAGGCCGAGTTCGCTGTAGCGAGCCGCGCGTCGGGCAGCGTTGCCCTTGCCCGCGAAGGGGCATCCCTTGTGGCGGGAGGGGAGCCGGGGGCTCGTTCCTCCGCGGCCGCGCATGTGGGAGTAGTAGACCTCGATATCTGTGCCGCACAGGCGGCAGGTGAGCGCCCACAGATGCTCACTGCCGGGGAAGCCGTTATGGGCACCGGCGCACCGAGTGCGGGTGCAGCCTTCCGGCTCCTCAACCTGCCTTGGTTCATAGGCGAGTTCACGCATGCGTGCCCAGGCGGTGCTCAGTCCGTCCAGGTTGCGGGGCGTGGGTTTGAGGAGCCTGGACAGGTACGGCGTGGTCATGCGGCTGATCCTTCCGGGGGCTGGTTGCTTGGGCCGGGTGCTCCAAGGCGGGGCGTTGGAGCACCCGGGAAAGGAGGGGTTCACCCTCCTTGTGTATTTATTCTACTAACCTCAGGGGGTGGGTCAACTACGAACAACGCAGCTCAGGCAGGGGGTTGGTCGACCGGGGCCGCCATTTTTGCTTCCTGCTCTTCGGCCGACCTGCGGCCGAAGACTTCGTCGTACGGCACGGTGCGTGTCCCGTGCGGGGCGTTCTCCTTCGTCACCACTCCGACCGGGTTGAGGTTCCACGGCACGGTGAGCGACTTCGGGTTGGCGCGCAAAACCTCGTACCACCGCCCGCGCACCCGAACGAAGTCCCCCGTCTGAAAGTCTGCCTTGCCCCAGACCTTGAAGCCGTCCGCCTCGGCCTTCTTGATGATGTCGCGCCAGTAGGCGATCTCCTCGGTCAGCTCCAGATGCCGGCGGTCGAGTTCCGCGACCGTCTCCGGATTGCTGATGTCACGGGGGAAGCCATCGGCCGACTCGCCCTTCTGCCACTTCTCCACCCGGCGCAGATCGGCCTCCAGCCGCTCGATCCGGCGCAGCGTCACCCGCGGGGCCTTGCGGAACCTCTCGTAGTTCGCCGCAGCCTGTTCGCGGCTCGACCAGTGCTCGGCGCGATCGTTCTCCTTCACGCTCCTGCCGAACGTGTCGTGGATCCGCTCGCGCCGGCGCCGGTCCGACCGCTCGCTGTGGTGCCCGGCGAGTACCGGCTGGCCGAACGGGATGCCGGAGGCTTCGCTGTGTGCCCTGTCGTAGTACGCCGTGGACCTGGCCGCAGCATTGTCGGCGTGGGTGGAGTACCGCTCAGCACGCGCCTCCGCCCGCTCCACCCGGTCCTCCTCGGCCTCGGCGAAGGTCCGCCGGGTGTCCTCATCGATCTCCACCTCGACCGTCCACCCGGCAGCACGCAGGGCCTCGGCCGCGGGGTCGATCCGCCACCGCTGCGCTTGCTTGTCCCGCGAGCGGGTGATCCCCAGGCAGCCCAGCGACGGAAAGTACCGGAAGCCGTGCGGCCGCAGCAGCTCGAAAGCCCCGTCCCCCTTGCGGCTCCCCTCCACCAAGGTCCCGTCCCGGCGGGTGTGAACTATGCGAATGATCTTGCTGGTCATGAGATCCGTCCTTCGGCGTGTTCGGTGGGGTGTATCGGGGTGAGGGGGCGGGCGGGATGCCAGCCGCCGAAGATCTGCTCGGCGGTCGGATGCTCGGTACGCAGCAGGTACCAGGTGCCGGAGTGCGGCAGGGGCTCCACCTTCGTGATGCGAAAGGCGATCCGCTGGCCGTCTGCGTCAGCCAGGTGGGCGCCGGCTAGTGTGCGCAGCCACACCTCGTCGCCGGGCTTCACTCCCCGGCCTTCGCGGCGCGGCCGGCGCGGGCGAGCAGGAGCACTGCTGTTGTCCAGGACACGTCCAGGTCGTCCCGGTCGAAGGCCAGCGAGGACGCCAGGCTGAACGCAGAATGCGGAGCCGAGCAGAACGCAGCCCAGCCTGCCCCCGGGTTCTTAGCCGCCCATCGGGTCGCGAACCTGGCGAGCTCGGCCGCGTACCTCTCTGCCATCGAGCCGCCTCCATGCCAGGAGGTGTTTCGCACCGGCCAGGTCGCGAACAGCAGCAGATAACGGCGGACTTCGGGTTCCAGGGCCGCCCACAGGTCACGCAGTCCACCGCTGCGCTCGCTGGCGAGGGCCGCGTCTCCGTTATGGCTGACGAGGGCTCCCTCGATCAGCAAGGCGAAAAGTCGAGCCTCCTGAGCGAGCGGCATGGTGCGCTCTCGTGGTCTGTCGGTCGTCATGTACTGCTCTCCTTGGATGTCGCCAGGGCCCGGGCGGCTTCGAGGTGCCGGGCTGCGCTGATCAGCGCGCACGCGTCCGTGTCGCGGCCGAGGTGGACAAGGGCGCAGACCTCGAACATCAGCGCCCAGTGGCATGCCGGTACGGAGTCGGCGAACTCCTCGATCCCAACGGAGCGTTTCTTGGAGCCGCGCCGGAGCCAGGCGCGATGGACGACCCGCTGCATGCTGCGATTGGCCTGCTTGGTCTGGCCGCTGTTGAGGCCGAGGGTGTTGATGACGTCGGCGGCCGCTTCCAGCGGCAAGTGCTTGTCGAGCACGGTTCCTTCCGGGGCAAGTGGGTTGTTGGTAAGCGGTGTTGAAGGCCGCTTTCGTGGGTGGATCACAGGTCGGGTCACCCCTCCCCTGTACTCATTATTCTACTAACTCAGGAGGGGGTGTCAATCACGTTTCCGCAGACCGACGCCCTGTCGAGTGCGCCACCTGCAAGGTGGGCTCAGTATGCGGAAACACCGAAGAACAGCCAGCCATCCCTGCTGTCGCCCGTCGTCACGGGCAGCGCGCCGGCCGGGCCCCGCTTGTCGTCTACGCGAGGATCTCTGCCGTGCAGCAGCGCCCTCGCGCGCTCCAGGGCCTCCGCCTCCGGGCGGCGTGGCTCGTCGAACAGCATCACGCTGTCCTTCTCGTGGACGGTGCCCGAATAGCCGCCGCGACCGTGCTCATGGGCTGCATCCTCGCGTGCCCGCTCGAAGGTGTCCTGGAGGCTGTCGCCGGTGGCGATGGTGTAGAAGTCGATGGCGCCCATTTACTGCTCCTTGTTGATGGGTTGGGTTGCGGCACGGTGACGCCCGCCCGGAGGGGCGGGTGGGAGGGCGTGGCGGTCAGTGGATGTGCAGGCGGGGGCGGTTGGTGCGCATCACTCGTGCGGGCCGGAATTTCGGCTGCCCATCACTTCGCTTCCTGTAGAGGTCGGCCAGTGCTTCGCCGGACTTCACGGCGGCGACCGCGATCTCGAGGATTGCCCTCCGGTCGGCCGCCTGGAGCAGGGCTCCCCACTCCTCCATGGCCGCGCCGTCCTCGCTGTCGAGACCCCAGTAGTCGGCGTACGCGTCCCAGGCGTGGACGAGTATCTCCGTGGCCCACGTCATGGCGGTCTCCGCCTCCTGCTCGGTGATGCCGTGCTCGGCGGATATGCGCAGAACGGCGCGCGGGTCGTGCTTCAGGGCGTTCAAGGCGGGCTCCTTCGCGTGGTCCGGGGAGCGGGTAACCCCTCCCTCAATTAAGAATTATTCTACTATCCGCGAAGGGGGCGTCAAATCATCGCCGCAGGTCAGAGCCCCGCAAGGGCTCGCAGTTCATCTGTGGAAAATCCTCGCCCAGCCGCCGGGAACGCCCCCCGTCATGCGCGGGCAGCCGCCAGACCTGCCGGTGCCGACGCCTGCGGCTTACGGGTCGACCGCTTGCGGATGCTGGCCGCACCCGCCCGGCGCACCTCGGCCCGCTGCGCCGTCACCCGGCAGTCACCGCACAGCGGCTCATCGAGCCGACGATGGCCGGCCACCCCGCTGCTCGTGCCGCACGAACCCGCCCTCGTGCGGAGCCTCGGCAGCGGCGGCGCCCCTTCCGCAGCCGCAACCTGCTTGCCGTTGACCCATATCCGGGCCGCACAGACCCCGTCGAACCGACTCTCCTTCGGCCGGACCAAGTCATAGCAGCGCACGGCGAACGGGCACCGGTCCGCGCAGTCCTGCATCAACGACCCGCAGGCAGCCAGCAGTTTGCCCTCCGACCGCACAAGGGACTCGTCGGGGATGTAGCCGTCCAGGCCGGCGCAGGGCGCATTTTCGGTCCATGCGGCGGAAGTGGTGGGGGTGATCACGGCGGCGGTGCTTCCTGGGTGGGGGATCAGAAAAGGGTGGGGTTCTCGTTGGTGCCCGGCAGGATCGAGAGCAGCGCCGAGGCGGCATCGAGCTGAAGCGCGCAGGAGCGGGAGGACCACGGCTCGTAGAACTGGGCACGCCACATCTCGGAGGTGGCGAACGGGACCAGGCCCGGCATATATCCCGCCTCGTGCGCCCGGAAGTTCTCCACGGCTTCGCGCAGTGCGACATGCCGCGCCGCAGTCAGCCGTTCGATGATGACGGCGTGAACCTCTTCCCATGTGGCGTACCCGGTGCGCTGCGCCGCCTTCGCCTCGACGGCGTAGCGGAACCCGCCCGGCGCCGGTGTCCAGATAGTCAGTGCTCCCGCATCCGGATCGCCGGGCTGACGGCGCTGCGTGAAGCGCAGGCCGCGCTCCTTCATCACCCGCTCGCCCCATGCTGCCCGGGCCTCGCTGTCGGCCAGGCCGATGAACTCCAGCAGCAGAGCGGGGGAGAAGAAGTCCCGGACCGCCAGGCGCATGTCGCCGTCGCTGAGGGTCACGCCCCGGCCTCCTCGGCGACGTGGGAGCAGTCCGACAGATGCCGGTTGATCGCCTCAACTGCCACGTCCAGGTCCAGATCGCCGGGGCGGTCGCGCTCGGGGTCATCGGGTGTCGTGTCGTGCACAACGCACCGCCACGGCGGGCAGTTGGTGTCCTCCGGGACGTGCGTGATGTGCCACCCCGAGAGCCCGCTACGCCGAAGCGGCAGCGCGTCATGGCCGGCCACGACCACGACCGTCCCGTCCGGGGCGTATGCGCAGGCCGCGAGACCACCGCGGGTCTCGATGTACGGATGCAGCCCAGCCGCGCCAAGGGCGACGGTGACGTCGGCGTACACCTCCAGGGCCTGGAGCTCATCCGGGCCGTAGGAGGCACGGATCACGGCTGCTTCAGCGGCTGGTTCGAACATCAGATTCCGATCCTTGATGAAGTATGTACATCGGCCTATCAAGTCCCTTTCGTGGCCCCTTACTGGGGTGCTTTGGGTGGCTCCAGGTGACTGGCCGTCCGCCAACCGGAGGGCATCGCGCGGAGTTGGCGACGTTGAACTTCGTTAGAAGTATTCTACTTCCATTTTCCGTGGGGAGGTAATCGCGGAGCCGATGCTACGGCAACAGATAGGTATCAGCCTATTTTTGGTTAGGTGGCGTCCTCGCCGCGCCCAGTCGGCGCCGCCGAACGAACCGTCGCCAACCGCATCTCCGCAATCCGACGCTGCGCCACCTCCGACAACTCCTCGCCCCCCGGCCTGCGACGCACCTCCGCCAGGACCCGCTCGTTCGCCGCGTCCCGCGCCGCTTTGAACCTTTCCTTCTCTGCCCGTTGCTGCTCCGCACGGATCTGCCGAGGAGTCGTCCCGCAGCCACGACAAGAACGCCCCGGCTCATAGGGGTGCGCAGCACACCCAGGGCCAGCCGCAGCCGCCACGCCGCCCGGGTGCCCATCGTCGGCGGGAGCTGGCTCCCCTGCGGCGCCAGCCGTGGGGGTAGGGGGGTTCTTCTCCTCTGAGTACTGGCTCTGGTTACTAACTAGAAGGCCCGAGGACCCGGCGTCCGGTGAACCGGCGTCCGGGAAACCGACGCCCGAAAACCCGTCTCCGGTCTCCACCTCCCCGCCCCGCTCCGGGGCCCCGGCCTCAGCTGCCTCGCGCTCCAGCCTGCGCTTCACACGCCGCCCGACCTGCCGGGCGTACTCCTCGGCCGCCCAGTCCTGCGCGGTGTCGTACACCTCGGTGATCGACGCGAGCGTGCCGTCATCCAGACGGCCGGTCACCACCCGGTAGTACCCGGCGTCCCGCAGCTCCCGCAGCGCCGTACGCACCGCCTCACGCCCCTCCTTGCCCGCAGCCGCGATCGACTCCGCCCGCACCCTCCACGAGTCCGGCTTCGCGATCAGGAAGGCAAGAATGCCCCGCGCCCGAAACGACAGGCGAGAGTCCTCAAGAGCAGCCGTGGGCATCACCGTGAACCCGGTGCTGAGACGGCGGCGCAGGATAGTCACGGGGCAAGCCTCCAAGGGCGGTACAAACAGCAGAAAGAGCAAGAAGAACGGGCAGCCCCGCAACCGGCGTGCGGGGCTGCCAGGCAAGGTCAGGGGGTCTTGCGGGCCCGGGTGACCTTGATCGTGCGGGCGGTCTTCTGACCGGCCGCCTTACGCCGGGGCACGACCATGCCGGCACGGCGCATGACCTCGATCATCGCCTTCCGGTCCGGGACCAGCGGCACCACCAGGTCGGCGTCCTCGAACGCCTCGACCATGGCCTGGACGTCGGTCTCCTCCCGGTCGTTCTGCCCGCCCCAGCCCAGGTGATTGGCCCCGTAGTTACCCTCGGGGGAGTCATCCAGCATGGCCCGGGCCAGCGCCTTCACACGCTTGCTCTCGCGGTACCGCTCATGGGCGCGCACATAGTCGTCCAGCGCCTCGGCCCGCTCCGCATCGTCATGAACGAGGATCGTCTGCGCTGGCCTGCCCGGCGCCACCCCGGGCCAGCAGGCGTCCACGAACGGACAGTTGTCGCAGATCCGCGACAACCCCGGCCCGTCGTGATCCCGGCGCAGCTCCTCAGGGCTGTCGGCCTCCAGGACGCGGTCCACCCACCAACGCGCCTGGAAGACAAGCCACTCATCGACGGGGAACTCTTCAATGTGCTCCTCGCCGGTATCGCGGCACACGAAGCGAAAGCGGATGCGCTGCACATCGACCGGCCCGAGCCGGTGAAGGTACCGCTGCCCCGGCATGTCCGCGAACCCGACCGTCCGCAACAAGTCCGCGTAGAGAAGGACTTGCCGCATCTCGGCAGCCGTCGGGCCGAACCGCACGACACGGTCCCAGACACGGCTGGACTTCGTCTTCACGTCCTCCACCGTCACGAACTCCGCCGGTTGCACCGGCCGGTGCCGCTTGGGCAGCCGGGCAGCGGTCGCGGCATCGAGCTGCACGACATCGACATGCCCGCGCAGCACGTCGTCCGCCACGGTGCGCTCAACGAGCCAGGTGTATTCGCGGCGCACGTCCTCCAGCAGTCCGTGGTGAATGTAGGTGCCGAGGATCGCCGCCCGTTTGTCCCCGGCATTCGTCCGCTCGGCGCCGGCCAGGATGTACCCGGCGCGGCGCGAGCAGATGGTGTCCGAAGCGCCGAGCAGCCGCTGAGCGGAGCGGGGGCGCCGGGCATCGGCGGTATGAGCGGCGTCCCAGATCGACACTGGGGACGCCGAGGTGGCGGCATGAGTGGTCACACTGATCTCCAAGAGGGCATTCCGGGGCCCGGCCCGTCACAGCGGGCCCCGGCAACAAGAGGGCTGAAGGGCTAGGCGGCGGCGAACTCGTCGACCGGTGGCTCTTCCGTCGAGTCCTCGGCATCGCTGTCCTGCTCGGCTGCGGCCGCCCGCAGCTTCGCGGCATCGCTGGTGGGGTCCGACAGCTGCTCGGGCTTCTTCAGCTCGGCGGCCTTCCGCTCAATGTCGGCCCGCACCACCCGCACCTCATCGCGGGACAGGTCCTCGGACGCCTCAACGTCCCGCCACAGCTTCTTGAGGCCGTCCACGCCGCCCTTCGCGGCCTCCAAGACCTTCGGCAGCCACACCTGCGCCAAGTCCCCGGTCAACTCGGGGGTGGGCTTGGGCTGGTTGTGGATCGTGCAGCCCATCAGGCCGAACACGAGCTTCTCGACAGAGAAGTCCGGCACGGACTTGGGCTTCCCGCCGCGCGGTACCTGGAACTTCAGCGAGCGCGCCCCGACGATCTGAGGGTCCTCCTCACGGCGCAGACGCACCCACACCGTGGCGTCGTAAGCAAGGGACTTGTGCCCCTCCACCCGCCAGTCCTTCGTCTTCGGTATCGGATCGCCGTTCCCGTCGACAGCGGCCGTCTCCTTACCGCGTGCGAGGAGAAGCACGATGGCGGGCATCGTCCGCACCAGGTACATGACCTTCGACCACCGCTCACCGGCGTCGTTCCACAGGTTCATCGACGGCTTGACCTCGGCGTCCGGATCCCTGCGGAGCTTGGCCTGCCCGCTGTTGGAGCGGCGGGCCCGGTCGTTGGTCCAGTTCACGAGCATCCGCCACAGCAGCGACACGGAGTCGATCACGAGCACGACCGGCGGCTCCTTCGCGGCCGCCGCCCGCTTCGCTTCGGCGTGCACTGCTTCGAGCTGGCCGAGGATGTCGCGGTAGGTGCCATTGTGGTCGATCAGCAGGTAGTCGGCGCCGGGCACGTTGGCGTACTCGTCGGCGGTGTCTTCACCCAGCTCCAGCCAGTAGGCCTGGCCGGTCAGCTCCGAGCCGGTGAACTGGGCAGCCAGATGCGAGTTGTGTGTCACCAGGAAGTTCTCGGTCACGTACAGGTGATCACCGGCAGCGACCTCGATACAACGGGCCTTCTTGTGCCCGATGAAGGTCACTTCGGTCACCGTGCGGATCGGGCCAGTGATGAACGCGGGTCGGGACTGCTGCCAGAGATCCACCTTCCGCTGAAGCCTGAAAGGGCACACGCCGCGGGGCAGTCGAACCCGCAGCCTGTAGGAGGTCAGCCCTGCTCGGCGCGCCCCATCCGGCCTGCGATACGAAGTGGCTTTAGAGGTCGTCGATGCTGTTCCACCCATGGACTCCACCAACTCGCGTACATCAGCGGCGAGCTGAGGGGACGACGTCGAGTACGTGGAGGCCGCGCGTTCCATGCCGCCGTCGCTGTCCATGAGCCCACGAAGCAGCGCCAAACGGGCCTCCGGATCAGCGTGCAGGAACTGGCGCGGGATGAACTTCCGCTCGCTGCGCTTGCCGTGGAGTCCGAGCGCGCGAAGGACAGCGAGAACCGTGCCGCCGATGATCCGGGCGTTGACACCGTCGGTATGCCGCCTCAACTGGTCACCAGAGGGAAGAGCGGTCTCCACCGCGTTGTGGAGCTGTTCGTCCCCGCTGGTGAACGACACGGCACCGGGCAGGGTCATCCCGCCGTCACCCAGGAGGAGCCCCAGCAAGTAGGGATCCATCGGCAGACCCTCTTTGGGTTGCTCGTAGTGCACAGGGGCAACGAGCGGCAGATGCATCACCTCGCCACGGACAAGACGTTCCCGGATCTCGTCTGTGGTCAGGACCCGGCCGGCGTGAGCTACACGACGCCCGGTCTTCTGCCGGTGCTTGTCCCGGGTCGTCCAGACGCGCCACAGGTGGTCTCCAGCGACCTCGACGGAGGCACCGTCGGAAGTGGTAAGTCGGTAGATCGGCAGAAGGCCCCGATCGTGCACTGCTATGACGGTAGTTGCCTGTCCGTCTGAGCCAATGACTTCGCTGCCGGTCTGGAGTGTCCCCATGGGAGTCCAGCCCTGGGGACTTGCCACCAAGGCGTCGAGGGGTTGAGCTTTCCCCGCCTTCTCCTCTCCTTCGACGAGGATCTTCGGCCACGGGACGACGCCGGTGGGCTTGCGGGTGCGCAGGCGCGCGACAGCCCGATCAGACATGTACATCTCCAAGAGGTAGTGAGCTTGATAAACACCGGCCTATTTCAGCTGGTGCGGATCTTCCTGATCTCGAACAGAGCGGACCATTCGGGGTGAAGATTGAGGAGCTCCCGGACGTAGCGGGAGCGGAAGTCGTTGTTCAGCCTCCATGGCTCGCCGCGCGTGGCCCGTCCGTACTGCCAGCGCAGAACCTCAAACAGCATCCCGATCCCGACGCGCTTGAGCCCTCGGTCGACGCAGTCGAAAGTCAGCACCTCCAGCTGCTCCAGGATCCACGGGTTGAGCTGGTGGAACACCTCGAAGCGTTCCTGGATGCTCAACCCGTCGCCAGGGGCGTCTGGGTGTCGAATAGGCGCGATCGGCAGCTCTAGCTGCATGCAAGCCACTATTCCTCCTCGACTAGATGTATCTCGGCCTATTCTGCGCTACGTACCCAAGGGCTCCGCGATCACCCTCACTCTATATATTTATTCTACTCACCTTGGGGTGGAGGTCAACTCGCCCTATCGACAGTCAGATGCGCACCCAGATCGGTGAACACTTGGCGGACAGGGGTGCCTGTCAGGGATCGGACCACCAGCTGATATCCACCGCCGCCGTCATCGCACGGCACAGAGAACCCGCCGACAGAGATGATGGCCGGCTCGCCCTGCGCCGCGATGACGAAAGACCACCGACAGCTTTCAGGCGCTGGCCGTGCCGTAGTTGCCGCGCTTGGCGATCGACGAGCCAGGGCCGTCGTACAGGCCCGAACGCAACGCCTCCACCACATCGTTGCGGAGCATCCACGTCCCCTTGCGGGAGTGCGCCATCGTCTCCTCGGCCCCCTCCAGTACGGTGTCCAGCAGCCACAACGGAGAACTCGACAGCAGGTAGTCCGACGGCGGCAGCATCGCCCCTTCGCCCGCCAACATCCGGCGCCGCGCCAGCGCCACCACCTGCTGCGTGACACCGAACAGCGCCGCGTACTCCTGCAACCCCACCAGCACCGGCAGCTCTCCTCTGGATGCCGGCTTGAAGGTCGCACCCTGCTCCCGCATCAGCTCGACCAGAACGGCCTCGTCCCTCTGCCGGCCACGGATCGCCAGGCCGCCCGGCCAGAACGGCTTCCCCGACACGATCGCGGCGTCCTCGTACGAAAGGTCCCCGCGGTGCACCCAGCCGTTGCTCACCGTCGTGACACCCACCCCGTACAGCTTCGCGAACTCATGACGGCCAACGACCAGCGGCTTCGACACGACGGCCTCCTCTCATCTCTGCGACAGATACGAGTTAGCAGAATACTTCCACAGGTTGGGGATAACGCCTCGGGGGGCCGCGACCTGCGCACTGTTACGCTGAGTGCGCACTTTCCAAGAGGTGTAGCGAGGCCCCCGCCCTCATGTCGATGCTCGGGGGCCTTCGTGCTGCGCAGACCGGTATCAAGGTGGCGTTCGCCGACGCTATCCCGGCCTTCCACGGCCACGGCCTGTGTGACGGCGACGAGTACATCAACGGCATCGTCGCGGCTCGAACGGCGACGGCGACTACCACAAGGGAGACCCGGCCACCCCGTTTCCCTGCCTCCCCGTGTCCGGCGTTTGCGTCAGCCTTGAGTCATTCCACCCGAAGAGCTCGGGCACCTCTACGTACGCTCAGATCATGGACCAGACACTGGTAAACATCGGCTACGAGGGCGGCTGATGACACACACGCCCAACAGCCCCTTGGCCGCGCGGCGGTTCACCCGCCGCGCGGCCACCGGCTTCCTCATCCTGCTGATTATCCCAGCCGGTCTGCTCGCCTACTTCTGGTACTCGGCCTGGCACATCAGTCACGTCAATGATCAGCGTAAGCAGGCCGCGCTCGCCTCGATAGTCGACCAAGCCCGCCACGCGACAAACGACACCACCCACGCTCTCAACGCCAGCAGTGCAACGGATGCCAACACCCTGACAGGTGCCATCTGGCAGCACACGCACGCGCCATTGATCACCTACGACGCGTCCGGCCGCACATTTACTGCCACCGTGTTCCAGTCCGCCGCCTACAACGAGGAAGTGCTCCTCCCCGGCGGGGGCCCCGTCACGGTGAACCGCTGCTACACGTTCACCTCCTCCCGAGGCACCAGCGCCAGCTGGACGACGACCATGACGGAGCAGAATGAGCAAGTCTGCCGCCCAGGCCAGACGATCGACCGTCGAGTGACGCTGGCGAAGGAACGCATCAGGAACATGGCCGCCGCCCAACTCACCCGTGCAGATGTGACACAGGCACTGGACCCCGCTCACCAACAAGACACATACGTCGTGAAGGACACCGCGCGCGACGGACAGACGGCCACCATCAGCATCCTCGTCCGCGCCCAAGGGGATGTCTCCGCAACAGCCGCACAGTGCTATCAGTTCACCCGGCACCTCGACACGAACAATGCCGAACGAGCCGCCACCAGCATCCCCATAAGCACCTGTTGAGGGCCTGAACCGCTTAAGCCGATCAACGCCGTCGCACTGCATCTGCCAAGTGGTCACTCCATAACGAAGCCGTCTCCTCCCGCGTCATCGGAAGGAGACGGCGCCGCACGCTAGTCCTCGGTGATGCCAGACGGCTCGTGAAGCAGGGCCTTGACGGTCTTGTTGTCCTCGATGCGCTGGACGACCTCACCGGTACCAAGGATGGCCGCTGCCAGCGCCAGGATCAGCTCGGTCGGCAGCCCATCGACGTAGAACGCCACCAGCGGCAGGGCAGCTGCCGCCACCGCGTAGAGGCGGGTGCTGTGGTCGTGAAGAAAGTTGCTCAAGCTCAGCTCCCGTAGGCGAGTCGGTGCAGAAGGTCCCAGCCCCGTCGGCCGATGGCCGGGTCGTAGGGCTGGCCGGTCGAGAACAGGTTGTGCTTGCGGTTGAAGCCTGCGACGGCCTCCTGGGTCAGGGGCCCGTAGTTGTCGGACAGCTGCACGGAGCGATCAAGCCACCTGGTGTCCTTCAGCGCCTGCTGAAGCCCCTTCGCCGACGGCGAGTTCCGGTTCGGCGCGAGGCCCTCAGGGAACGGCGGAGGCGCGTACCCGCCACCGCCACTCGTGCCGCCACCGGACTCACCGCCGGTCGGCGCTCCCTTCAGCCTGGCCGCAACACGGCCGCGCAGGCTGCCCATCGCGAAGCCCTTGGGATCCACCTTCCCCGGCTGCCACTCCAAGTGACCGATCACGCTCGCCGCGCTCCAGCCGTGAGCCCGGCACAGAGCCGCCGAGACGCGCTCGATCGCATCCACCTGCGCCGCCGGCCACGGGTCCCGGCCGTCGCCCAGGTTCTCGCACTCCCAGCCGTAGAAGTGCGTATTGCCGTCCGTATCGGCCTCGTCCGCATCCGGCAGGGACCGCTCGGCGATCACGGCCTGAAGGACGTCACCGTCCCCCTTGCCCGCATGATTCGCCCGGCCGTTGCCGATCAGGTAGACCGTGCCGTCCTTCGCGATCACGCCATGGCACAGCGGGCCAGGCAGGCCCTCGTACCCGTTCTCGCAGATACTCACCGTGCTGTTCGTGCCGGACGTCACCGTGTGATGGATCATCACGCCGTTGACCGGGCCCCACGGCCCCTTGTGATTCCTGTTGTGCGTACGCCAGCCGGATCGCTCCACGATGCGCACGCCTTCCGCGCGCAGCGCCGCAACCAGCCGGTCGGCACTCAGAGGTGTTGCCAAGATCGGTGCTCAAATCTCCCCGCGCCCGAACTGAACTTGCTCACTCCACCAGGAGCGTCAGGGTGCGCTACCACAGGAGACCAGCCACAGCTGCACAGCCATCAGCAGCAGCGGCGACACGAACGAGGAGATCACCAGACGCCGTGTGGCCGCCGCCTGTGCCTGGTCCTCGCGCCTCTGCTGGTCCGCGCGCTCGGTGATCTGATCATGCTCGCCGCGCAGGCCGGCAAGGGCTGACTCGACCTGGCCGATGCGCTGCTCTGTCGCCCGCTGATCGGCCCGGTACACGTCCTGCGTGACCACCTGGTCGAGACGGGCCGCGAGTTGAGCGAGGTCACCTCGCAGGTCCTCGCGCAGCTGCGAGACGGCGCGGTGCAGCTCCCACAGCGTGGGCTCGCTGCTCGGCGGCACGGACACCGCGATCACTCCTGGCGATCCCCGCGCCTGGTTCGATCGTACTGGCGCGGGCGTAGGGCAACGCTGTGAGCTGGGAAGTTGGGGTGTGACACTTATCTGAAGGACTCTGAACCACGCTTGCACGAGTCCTTCTCTCTAACATCTTGCAGTCCAGAAGCGATGTTTAAAGAAGGTTGACAACCACGATCGAGAGTCGGGACAAAGACTCGCACTTGTATTGCTCAATTGGAGATACGAGGTTCATTGCCTCTCTTCGTCTACTACTCTCATGGGTATCCGCTAGGAGTTGAGAAGTTAGACAACAACTTCTCAACTGCGATGGCTGACAGATCTGGCCGATCGAGCAGACTCGTCATCACAGCCCATGAAGTGGGCCCTGGACCGCGGCTTGTTGACGCGGTCCAGGGCCCAGGGGAAGCGGCCGTCGGACCGCCGACCCCGGCGCTAGCATCGCCGGGGTCGGCTTCCTACAGCACGGCGTCCACGATCTTGGCTGCCACCGCCGAGGCGAATGCCGCGATGATGATCAAAGCCAGGTCGCGCTTGCCGAGCCTGCCAAGCCACTCCAGGGTGCGCCTACGCACGAAGCGTCCTCCCGTCTCAGTATCCGGGCCCGGGGTGGACCCGGAGTGAACAGGGAGACGTGGCGTCGCGTGCCTCGACACGTGCATGAGACTAGGGCTAATTACCACGGAAAAAGCGGATGTTGGCGAATTCAGGTCAGACGCAGGACCGCGTGGTAAGGCACGGGAGTGGACCGCCTTTTGTGCTTCTACTTCGTGTAGACCACCCGAAGTTGCGGCGGGTTGGCCTGACCGACGCCCTGCGCGCGCCCGTAGTGGGTGCTGGCGTTGTTCGCCGGGTCGAGGGCGATGCCGCGCCATCGGGTCTCGTCGAACACCTTTGTGATGTCGACCCACTTCCCCTCGTTCCGGCCCCAGTTGACCGTGATCGAGGCACCGTCTGAGGAGAACGCCGACGGTCGTGATGCATGGCCATGAGCCTTGATGACCGCCTGTCCGCCGCTGTTGTTGTACCAGTGCTCAAAGTAGAGGTACAGCTCAACGGACTCGATCTTGGCGCCGGCGAGATCTGCCGCAAGCGCGGAGGGGAACCCGACGAGGGAGGCCTGCGTCCCGTTGGTGCCGGAGTAGTACCCCTGCATCATCTGGTTCCCGTAGTAGCTGTTGTACGCCCCGCGGTTTGAGTAACTCCCGCTCCATGAAGCCGAGTACGTCTTGCGGTACCGGGTGGGCAGAGGTTTCGGTGGCGGCTGGTTCGCGCCGGCAGGGTTGAGTCCGCCTGTGTTCGGGACTGCCGGGCCGATGTCCTCGACGTACAGGACGCTCGGGTAGCCGTCGCTGCTGAGCACGCGCAGGGTCTGGCCCGTGGCGCCCCAGCGGCACATGAACGAGGTCAGCAGCCGATGTGTGCCTGCCCCCAAGTAGGTGCCGGGGCAGGTGAGTTCCATGTGGACGCGTTGCCAGCCTTCGCCGCGGATCGGGGCGACGAGGCTGTGGATCTGCCGGGACTTGAGTGTCGGCTGCTCGGGGCCGCCGGTGCGCATCCAGAACACCATCTCGCCGCCATCCCCGGTGGGGTCGACATAGATGTCGAGGACGATCCGGTACATGCGACTGGCGTCGATATTGCAGGCGAGTTCCACCCACCCCATCTCCACGTTCGCGGCGGTGGTGGCCGAGCCGCCGAGCTGGGAGTTGATGGCCTGGATGCCGCGTGGCATCCGCTCCAGGAAGATGGCGAGGCTGTCGCCCCGCCAGGTGAGGTCCTCGGCTACGGCGAGTGACTGGAACCCGGCTTTGCCCTCCTCGCTGATGGAGGCGACCGGCCGTCCCCCGGCGGAGGCCAGGGTCAGGAAGTTGGGCTGGCCTGTTACGAGGCTGACAACCTGCTCGCCGTCCTTGTCGAACAGGCGAATTCCGTCCGGGGACAGTTCCGCCCGCTCCCCGTCAGTGGCGCTGCTCAGGACCGGCCGGCACTCGACGTTGTCGAACCAGACGCCACCCGCCGTCCCTCCCACAGTTTCGATGCGGATGGTGGCGCGGACCGCGTTCACGGGCGCGCGGACGCTGCCCGATATCCGCTTCCACTGGCCGTCCCCGGTCTCGGCGACGCTGGGGAAACGCCCCTCAGCAAGGGGCTTGCCGTCGCTGTCCTGCCAGACGAGCGTGATGGCGGCTCCCTTGCCTGCCCAGTCGGCCGCGTACCGAAGGTCGGTGCCGAGCCAGAACTGTTCGCCCGGAGTGACCGGGAACGGGTCGAAGTCCAAGAGCCGCGTCGTCCCGGTCGGCGCAGAGTCGATGCGCAGGGCGCGCGGGGAGCGGTTCCCGCCGACTTCGATGCGCGCCCACGGGATCTGGAGCTGCCGGATGATCTGCTCGACGTGCCCAGTTTCGAACGACGCGTCGGGGCACAGGTTGCCGGTCGCGCCGATGCGGAGCTTGTCGACGGTGATCGCGCCGTTGGCGATGGCCGGGGTGGTGACCGCCCCGCCGGTGAGGTTGTCGGGCCCGACCACACCCGTGCGCAGCGCCTCGACGAGCACGGTGTCCACCTGCATGACCGCCGCGGTGCTGGCCCCGTAGTTCAGCCACACCATGGGGCGGACGAACCGCACATCGGTGTGCAGGGCGGCAGGCGTGCGGGGATCGGTGAACGCACCGGCAGGTGCCGGCGTTCCGGCCGAAGTTCGGCCCCGCATGTAGCCGGTGTACGTGGTCCAGCCGTCACCGGTCGCCAGCGGTCTGCCGTGCGCGGCGACGTAGTGCTGGGCGTCGGCGGAGTCCTGACCATCCCGGTTGACCTTGATCAGCCCGTCTGCGCCGAGACCGACCACGCCAACGTAGACCATCGACGGACCTTCCGGGGCCTGGCTGGTGGCCCGGATTCGGGCTGAGACCCGGTAGAGGGTGTCGGGGTCATACGCGATCCGTGTGGTGGCCGCGAGCTGGACCTGGCCCGTCGCCTCCAGGACGGTGGGGCCCTGAGGGGCGTCGTCCACGTCGGTCTGGATGGCCCAGACGGCGCCGGGGAGTGCGCTGAGCTGCTGCCAGCCGCGGGCATCGCGCATGGTGTCGGAGAACCGCTGCGAGGTGGCATCTGCCAGTGCCCCGTCCAGGACGGATTGATCGACCACGCCGGGCTGGGTCGCGCCCGAGACCGCCGAAGGGGCTGAGGCTGCGCCGGAGGTGTTGCGGGCCACCAGCCGCACGCACAGCGCCTCGGTGGTGGGGATGGAGAAGCTGCCACCCTGCGGCGATTCCATGCTCCCCCTCAGCGTGGCGGAGGTCGGCACGAACGTGGCCTTGGTGGAGGCGTGGACCTCGACGCGGGCGAAGTCGAGTGGCGGGAACTGGGTCCCGGCGAAGGTGCCGTCCCAGGAGACGAAGACGGCGCCGAGCGCGGCGGCCACTGTCGGGGCGGAAGGCGCGGGCGGGGGCGGGCCGTTCACGGCGGTGATGCCGCTGGTGCCGTCCGGCTGCTGCCCTACCAGCGCGCGCAGTGAGCCGTCGCTGTCGTACACCTCCAGGGTGCCGTCCTCCAGGGAGGCGTTGGCGAGCTTGGGTGCGCGGATTGCGGTACGCAGCTGCCGTTCCAGCAGGGCGAGCCGGGTGCCGATGTCGGTGGGCATGATCGTCCTTCGTTCTCAGGCGGCTGTGCCGTACTGGTAGGAGTCGGCCGGGGCCAGGGAGAGCGTCGCGGTCTCGCCGGCCGGGGTGTCGGGGTGGATGGTCCAGCCGGTGATGCGGCACCAGCCCGCCCAAGTGGTCCACTGGCTTTGGACGGAGACTTGTACGTCGTCGCCGATCTGCCAGGAGCCGATCGGGGCGTTGGGATGGTCGCGGACGGTGATTTCCTCGACATGCCCGAGGCTTTGCCGCCAGGTCCGCTCGCTCCGGGCTCGTTGCGAGAGGACGTCGCTGCCGCGCACTTCGGGGAGCTCCAGGACGTGCTCCAGGCGCAGCCGATCGTTGCGGACCGCGTCGATGGCGCGCTTCTGGGAGCGGCCTTCACCGGAGCCGGTGGCGATGACGACCTGGGCGTAGCCGTCTGCCGAAAAGGTCACCGGGGTGGAGGTGATGATGTTGAGGCCGGTGGAGAAGGAGATGTCGTGCCTACGGGCGCCGAGCCGTGGGTAGCCGAGCTGGATGCGCCGTACGGGCTGGTGGTTCTTGTCCCACCACACGGTGCACGTGTAGTCGGGGGCGTCCGGTCCCTTCGCGAGGTCGTCGATCTGCTCGCCGAGCACCGGGTTCTCCCACCAGCGGGAGTGCCAGGGTTCGGCCGTCGTGCCGGCCTTCGCGGACGAGGTGGTGCTGTCCACGCTCAGCCCGAGGTTCCCGTCGGGTATGGACTGGGCGTAGGCGACGATGTCGCGGATGATCTGGCACGGGTCCGCGCGGACATATGGACCGCGGCCGCCGAGCTCGCCATCCAGGTCGCGGCGCCGCAGCAGGTACGACGTCCAGCCCGCTGCTTCGACGGTCAGCTTGTCGCCCTCGGGTTCGGCCTGCCAGATGATGCCGCCCCACCGCAGGAGCCCGTCGCGCTCGACGTAGATCACCGTGTTGCCCGGGTCGACGAGCTCCGCGAACTTCCCGGCGAGCCGGGGCGTGAGCGTGCCGCGCAGATGCCCCGGGCCGTTCAGGTCCGGCCCGAACTCCACATCGGTCAGCGGCAGATCGGATGACAGCCAGGCGCCCGTGAGGGCGTGCTGGGTGAGATAGCGGTACCCCATCAGGCGGCGCCTTCATCGAAGGAGATCTCCGCAATCGCGGTGGTGGCGACATCGGCTTCGAACCATCCGGGGAAGTCGCTGCTGCGGGCGACGATGTGCTCCAGCCACTGGACGGTGTCCCGGTAGGCGGGCGGAACGTCGATGGTGTCGGCGCTGATGAAGTTCAGCCGCTCCGAGCCGGCATTCGACTCGACCACCACCGACTGGTACTGAAGCGTCCCGAGCCGCCCGGCGCTGCCGCCGTAGCCGTAGCCGCCCATCAGCTGCACCCCGGCCAGGGTCATCTTGATGCGGGCCCGCACCGCCCAGTACGGCACGTAGACCTTCCAGCGGGCCACCGGCGGCCACTGCGTCCAGGTGTAGTTGGTGCCCCTGTACGGCTGGTCCTCGACCGGGGAGGCGGTGAAGAGCTTCGAGGTAGTGCGCGGGTTGGCGACGTTGCGCAGGTCGCGGATCATCCCGTTGGTGATCGTGGCGGTCTTCGCCGGGATGTCGATGCACGCCAGCGCGACCCCAGTCACTCCGGCGGGTGGCTCGGTGGCAGTGGCGCCGACGTTGGGGATGACTTCGAAGACATTGATGGCGTCCTTCGCCGGGTCCTTGCTGCCCTCGAACTCGGGGTCCAGGACGCGCAGGACAACCATGTCGGTGCGCGGGGTCGCCCCCGTTGCGGCGACCGGCACCGTTGCGGGCCCGATGTTGTACGCCGTGTACGAACCCTGCCACGGGTTCGCCCTGCCGCGGATGACCGCCGACCCGTCAGCGATCTGCACACCCGCCCCGGGAGTAGGGAGTGCCGTGACCTTCAGGTCCCCGGATTCGGTGACCCCTTCCGAGCCGCGGGACAGATCCTTGATCATCTGCCGGAACGTGGTGGCCGAGTGGGTGGCACCAGTCACCAGGAGGGGGGCTTGCGCGAGCGTCATGAGCGGGTGGTTCTCCCGTAGTTCAGAGGGCTATGAAGGCGTCGCGCCACGCCACCGTGAGGCGGGCGGACATCGTGGAGTCGGCGGCGATCCAGCGGATCTCGCTCCGCCCGGGCGGCAGGAGGAAGGAATCCAAAGGTTCGGTGGTGGCGACGGCGCCGCCGTTGTTCCGGGTGATCGCCCGCTGTCCGGGCCGGGTGTCGATGCACACCCACTCGCCGTCGTTCAAGGTCAGTCCGGTCAGGTCGAGGGCTCGGCCGGTCTCGATGTGCGTGATCACCGGGTTGGCGCACGGCCCCTTCACGGTGATGACGGGGTAGGAATCGATGTCGCCGCCGTTGGTGACCCAGCCGGGCCGCTTCTGCCCACCCGCCGTGCCGGCCGCGGTCACAAGGATCGGCGCCTGCACCGGGGCGGTGAACCCGCCGCCGGACAGCCAGCCCAGCCGCAGCTCGACCCGCTGCTCGGTGTCGGCGTAGTAGCGCGGATCGGCCACGAACTCGACATCCAGCGGCACCCACCCGAACACCGCCTTCTCCCAGGACGGTTCGAGCTTGCGGAGTCGGCCGAACAGCACACGGACAGGGGAGCCGGGCCACTTGATGCGCAGCGGCATGACCGCTCCGCCGACCGTACGAACCTTGGCTGCGTCGGCAACCCTCTGCAGGCCGGCCAGCAGCTGTCGGGCGGCCGCAGGATCACCGGGGGTCCTGATCGCACAGTCGATCCGCACAGTGCGCGCCTCGTACCAGTCCGGCCCGATCCACGCCCCGTCCGCACCCGGCCGCTCCACCGTCTCCCCACGGACGCCGGGGCGTCCGAGGCCCTCGATCGCGGCGATCGGGATCCGTGTGCCGTGACCGAACAGAATGCCGCCGAACTCGATCTGCCAGTCGGCCAGTTCGATACTCATCGCAGTGCACCACCGCGCTGAGCCCGGCGCATCTGGTAGGAGACAGCGGAGGCGATGTCGTCGGCGTTCGCCCCGGACCGCGTGACGTGAATGGTCTGGCTACCGATGGCCGGGGCCTGCTGGATGACGACCACCGACGAGCGGCCTGCCCGCGCATCCACCAACGTTCGGGGAACCAACCCGTACCCGAACTTCCCTGCGGTGTCGGCGAGTACGGCCGTGGCGCGGCCCCGTTTCGCGGCCGCATGCGGGATGTAGGACTCGCCGCCCGTCGACCGTTCCGCGAACTTGATCAGCCCGTTCGCAGAGGGGGAGGAGTAGGTTCCGGGCTCCCACATCCCGCCGTTCGCATACGCCCGGCCCGCGTTCGCCTTCACCAGGTCCGACAGGAACCGGCCCGCCCTCCCGCCCGCCTTGCGGATCTGGTCGGTGGACAGGTTCGCGATCTCAATCAGCCGGTCCTCACCCAGACCGGTCACATCCGCCACGTCATGGATGCCCCGGCCGGCACGGAGCGCGCCGATCAGCTTCACCACGTCGGTGAGCTGCTCACCGTCGAGCGTCTTGCCCGCCTGCTGCGCCGTGTTGTTGGCCTGCACCGCCTTCACCCAGTCCCCGACAGCCTCCTTCGCCAGGGCCTCCGCACCGGCGTCGCCCTGCTTGGCCAGGCGCTCAGCGAGAGCCCCGAAGCCGTTAGCCGCGAGCTGGGACAGGTTGTTCTGGAAGGCGGTGGAGTCCTTGACCGCGTTCTGGAGCTGCGCGGTGTAGTCGGACAGCGAGGCCTTCGCCGTGCTCGACAGCTTCCTCAGCTGGTCGGCCATGTCCTGCACGTACTTGGCCGATCCGTTAGCCATCTTGCGGGTCAGCTCAACACCGTCGGCACCCATGTCCTCCAGCGCCTTCGCCACATCCGTACCGGCTCGCCGCGCCACCGTGGCCAGGTCCGAACGCCACGACTGGGCGGTGGATACCGACGTACGCAGGTTCTTCTCGAACAGGGCGAGGTCGAAGACCTCCTTGTCGCCCTTCTTCTTCTGCGACTTGGAAACCACATCGGACACGGAGAACCCGGAGCTGCCCAGCGGCTGGTACGACCAGTCCGACAGACCTCCGGAGGCGTTGTAGGAGACCGAACCACCGAAGCGTTTCGCCACCTGGTCGAGGATCGTTTTGGACCGGGCCCGCTTGCTGGAGGCCAGGGGAATGTAGGCCTCGCCCTGCGTCTCGTCCTCGGCCCACACCCGCCATTCGCCGCCCTTGGCGATCTGAGCGACATGGTTCTCCCGGACACCGCCCTGCGCGTAAGTGACGATGCCGCCGTTGGCCTGCGGAAAGGCGTAGCCGTCCTTGTACGGGCCCGGCTGCGGAGACGTGCGGTAGACGTCGTTGTGGACCGTCGTGATCGTCACCGACTTGCCCGTAATGCTGTTGATCGCGCCCTGGATGGTCGCCACGCTGCTCGTCGCCGCCCCCGTCGGCACGGAGACGTTGACGTCCTTGCTACCCGGCACCTGGGTGATCGTGAACCCGAGTGCCTGAAGCTGCTGGATAGCTTCCGCTGTTGGTGCGGTGACATAGATCGTCTTCGCGCTCGGATCGGACACGAGCTTTTGCCGGACGGCTTCGAGGCTCGCGATCGTGGCAGCGGTCGACGCCGACACGTTGATGGTCTTCGCTCCGGGGGTCTGGGCGAGCTTCGAGATCAGAACATCCAGCTGCGAGGCCGCAAGGTCCGTCGGCGCGGTCACCTGAACCCGCCGGTCCTTCAAGTCCGTGATCTTGAAGCCGAGCTTCTTCAGATTGGCGCGGGCCTCATTGTCGAGCGTGGAGATCGTGACGGTCTTGTTGTCCGGTGTCGCCTTCAACGCCTGCTGCACCGCAACGAGTTCAGCGACGCCCTTGTCCATGCCGGCGGTCTGGAGCAGGACCGATACCTGCGACGGCACCAGCCCCGCGTTGTCCGCGAGCTTCGCCGCCGCATCCGCACCCAGCCCGTACCCCTGCGCCGTCGAGATCGCTGACTCACGCGCCTTCGCCATCTGCGCCTGCGCCGCCTGCAACGCCTCCGGGACGGTCTTCCCGTTCGCCGTCGCGTACTGATAGGCGGTCAGCGCCGCGTCCGCCGAGTTCGTCGACAGCCCTTGCAGCAGGTCATACAGCTTCTGACCGTTGCGGGTAACCGTGGACAGCGACCCGTCCATGTTCAGCAGCGACGCGCTGTAGCCCTGCGCCTGATCTATGCCGCCCTTCAGCGACTCGGCGGCATCCGACACCGACCGGTTCAAGCGGGACTCGGCCGCCGACAGATTCACCGACCCGCCCGCCAGCACGTTCAACGCGTCGTGCAGCGCGCGGGCCCGGGTGTCCGCGTCCGCCGTGGTGTCCGAGAGGCGGCGCATCGCATCGGAGAACTTCCCGAACGGGCCAACCGCGTCGGCCGCCGAGCGGCCGCCCGCGGCGTTCACCTCGGCGAGGTCCTTGGCGTCCTTTACGGCCTGCGACATCTCGCCCTTGACCGACCCCAGTGCGGTCGCCGCCCGGGAGGCAGCGGAGCCCTGTTCGTCGTACGTCTTGGCCGCGCCGGCGGAGGTGGCCAGCCATTTGACGTGTGATTCTGCTGTCTCATTGAGTTGCTTCTGGAGGGAGTTGAGGCCTCCGTCCTGGCCGAGGTAGGCGTCCGTGAGCTGCCGCACCGACACCCCGGCCTTCGACATCACATCGACGAGACGCGCCTTACCGTCGAAGACCTTGGTATCCATGACCGACTGCGCGGCAGCCGTCCGGACGTTGTCGGTGACCGCACCGTTCGACTCGCGCAGCGCCGAGGTGAGCGTGCTGATCCGTGACTGATGCTCGGCAGCCGCCTGCGCGGCCTTCTGCTGGTGGGAGGCGAGCATCGACAAACCCACCCCAGCCGCGGCGATCGCGACCCCCCACGGCCCGCCGAGCGCACCCATCAGCCCCTTGGCCGCACTGCCCAGGCCGGTACTGATCGCCCGCGCCGTGCCGCTGATCGGCCCCTCGGCGGACCGGAACGCGGCGGTCATCTGCCCGATCACCGGGATACGGGTCTGGACGACAGCCAGGGCCGCACCGACGCGGCCGATGGACAGCCCCTGAGCGGCGGCCAGCGATTGCTGGAGCCGCATCTCCTGCCCGAGCGACCGGTAGGCGCCCACCACCGGGCCAGCTACGGTCCCGCCGAGACGCTGCATGACGGGGGTGGCATTGCGTGCGAGCAGCATCGCGAAGATCGCCGTCTGCACCGGCCCCGGCAGGGCCGAGAAGCCGCGCACCAGCCAGGCCACGGTCTGCCCGATCGGCACCAGCACCCCCGAGACCGACCCGGCCGCCGAGGAGATCAGGTTGAGAGCCGTGACGACCATGTCCAGGCCGGTTGCACCGGCCCCGGACTCGGTGCCGATCTCCGCGATCGCTTCGACCACCGGCGCCGCGCCCTGAACAAGGTTTCGGAAGACGTCCCAGACCGCCTGCCCAGCATTGACGAGCACGTTGAGTCCGGCGGCCGCCACATCCAGCGCCCCGTCCTTGAAGGGTTCGCCGAGGCCGCGGAACTCGTCGGTCAGCTCCCGCACGCCGGACTTGGCCTTGGAGGCGAGGCCCGGACCGGCCGGCGTGTACAGGTCGTGGAGGTAGTCGATCGCGCCGGCCAGGTACGGGGTCGCGGCACTCATCCCGGAGGTCATCAGCCGGGTGACCTTCTCCAGACCTGGCGCAACAGCCGTGTACAGGACCTGCCCGGTGTTCTTCGCCTGCGTTTTGAGCTGGGTGTAGGCGCCCGCGAGGCCCTTGGTCTGGGAGGTGGCGATCTCACCTGCGGCACCGGTGCGGGTGACCGCGGTGTGCATCTGGTCGTACGCCGCGACACCCTGATGCGCCAGAGCGGCCGCACCCGCGAGGGCTGGTTTGCCGACGACGTTCGCGAGAGCACCGAGGAAGTCCTTCTGCGACATCCGGTGCTGGGCCTGCTCGAAGCCCTCGATGACCGTGCGCAGGCCCTTGAAGTTGCCCTGCGCGTCCCACGCTTCGATCCCAAGGTCGGCCAGGCCCTGGCGCATCGCCTTGGTCGGCTTGGCCAGGTTGGTGAGCATCCCGCGCAGGGACGTTCCTGCTTTCGAGCCGAGGATGCCGGAGCGGGCCAGCATCGCCACCGCCGATGCGGTGTCCTCAAGGGACACACCGAGCTGGGCGGCGACCGGGCCCGTGTAGGACATCGCGTAGTAGATGTCCTGGAGCCCGCCCGAGGCGGCGTTCGCGCCGGCCGCGAGAACGTCGGCTGCCCGGCCCGCGTTGTTCGACGACAGACCGAACTGGTCCATGACGTCGCCGAGATACCGGGCGGCGTCCGCGGCCGACAGGTTGTCGGCGGCTGCGAGCTGCATCGCGGCCCGCGCGTTCGTGATGCTTGAGGTACTGGTCTGGCCCGCCTTGGCGAGCTCCAGCATGGCGTCGGCAGCCTTCGCCGCCGACGTGCCGGGGATTTGCAGGTCGGCGCCGAGCTCGCGCGCTTTCGCGGCGGCCTGGACCATCTCCTGGCCCGAAGCACCCGTGACAGCGCCCCATTTGTTGATGGCGCGCTGGTACTCGTTGCCCTCCCGGGCGATCTCCGCCAGGCCGGCGACGATGCCGCCGCCGACCACCAGGCCGCGTAGGTGATGCAGCTCCTGGCGGGCGGAGAACAGCCCGCTCCGGAGCTGCTGGGTGGAGGAGTGCCCGTCGGATCCCAGGCGGCGCAGACCGCCCCGAGTGTTGTCGGCGTCCCGGCCCAGGGTGCGCAGCCCTCTGCCCGCGCCCCGGGCACCGCTGCCGACCTGGGAGAGCTGACGGTGCAGGGAAGCCGTGTCCCGTCCTAGGCCCCGAAGGGCCTGGGAGGTCTGTCGGACCTCGGAGAGCAGCCGGGAGAAGTCCGCCCGCGCCTGGACGCTGAGCGTGTATTGCGACACCGGGCGGTGCCCTTACTCCCCGCACCCCAACCTGCCGGTGCCCCTGCCCGAACCCCGCCTAGGGGGTGCGCGGTACGAGGCCGATGCGCACCCCGTACCCGTCAGGCCCCTCAGGGACCTGGTCCTGCTCGACAGCGATCAACTCGCAGCCCACACACCGCACTGTCGTCGTCACATACGCATACCGGTCACCGCCCTGGGCCTCGTCCCACTCCGCAGCCCTGGTACCGCACTGCTCACACACGCTGCGCCGATACGTCTCGTACGCCAAAGCCTTCGCCCGGTCACCCGCACTCCACCGGCCATCACCCGCGCCCAGGAAGAAGGAGTGAGGGACCCGGAAGCGGTCGCACAGCTCCAACTCGGCCCGGAACTGCGCGTCAGCGATCAGTCTTTTCCCAGCTCCACCGTCGTGGTGCGGACGATCTGCTGCGCCTGCCACGCGGCCGCGAACAGCGCATTCGACTCCGCTACCGGCCACGAGTCGAGAAGGCCCTGCGCCTGCTCCTCGGTCAGGCCCTCAACTGCCTGACCGGCGTCATCGCGCTCGATGTGCGCGGCCGCCACCAACGCGGCCGGGAACGTCTCCGGATTCCACGTATCACCGTCCTCGGCCTGCGCTTCCGTCGGCGGGAACCGCTTGATCAGCCCATCCAGCACCGGCCGCGGCAGCGCCCTGAACGTCAGCGTCAGCGCCGCGCCCTCGAACGCGGCCTGGGCTGACGCGAGTTCGGTCTCGGCGCGTTCGGACTCAGGGCTGCCATCGCGCTCCATCTCCGCATCGGCCATCCGGCAGCGGGCCGCCTCCAGCTTTGCCTGATCCAGCCGCTTCTTCACCGCCAGGTCGTCGCAGACCAACAGGGTGTGCTCCGGCAGCTGCCGGGCACGAAGCCGCGCCAACTTCTGCACCCAATGAGCATCACGGGAAACGGCGTTGGCGGGGGGAGCGGCGACGGAACGAGCAGCGGCAGACATACAGAAGACTCCGGTAACAGATGAGGAGAAAGGGAGCGGGGCACCCGACAGGGTCCGAACGGCGGAGCGCCGTGATCGAGGGGGACACGGGCGGTGCGACGCGCGCCGGAACCCGGCCGGGCAGTTCGAGGAGACGGGCTACTTGTCCGCCTTCGGCACCGTGCCCGGCGGGATCACGGCGTCCTGCGTCGGCTTCTCCGTGATCGAGAACGACACCGTGAACTTCGCCGCCTCGTTGTCCGTCGAATAGTTCGGCGACCGCGAACCGACCCGCACCGGGAACACATCCATGCTCCGCGAACCGGGCACATCGCCCTTGCGTAGGAACACCACCCAGCCGGTGGCGTCCTTGGCCAGTAGCTGCTCGATGTCATCGGACACCTGATCCTCGTAGAAGCCGAGGGAGGAGTCGTCAGCCTGGTCGGTGCCGGGGATCTTCGACTCGAACGTCGAACCCAGATCCGGGGTCTCAATCGCCTGGTTCGTCAGCGACCAGCCGTCGATCGCCGCGATCGCGTTCGTCAGATCGGTGCCGGCCGTCAGCTCCGGCCGGGTGGGAACGTGACCGGCGTCGGCGACCGCCTTCAGCCACAGGACACGGGTAACTCCGCGTCGCGAATACTTCTTTACCTGCAA